GGCGGGCATTCTGCAAGTTCTCAATAACACTCCCCCGGTTTTTGGTTTTCCGGGGGAGTCCGTAGAAAAGGTCATGAGAGAGTGCATTATTTGTAGAAAGAAGTTCATTCCAACCCAAGATAAAGACCAGTGTTGTAGTGATGAGTGTGAAAAGGAATACAGGAAAAGGTTTTTGGAAAGAAGGAGGAGAGAGAAAGGCATGGAAGAACGGAGAAGGTATGAGAAATGGGAAGAGGAACTCATCTGGGAAACTCTTTCTAAACACGGATGCAAGTCTGCAATTTTGCAGGAACTTGCAAAGAGATTAAATCGCAGCCCGCAAGCTATAAAAAGTAAGTTCAAAAAGATGAGAAAGAAAAGGAGGGTGGCAGCATGACGGAGAGGCAAATCCTTAAAAAGCTTGAGAAGGCTTTAGAGTTGCTTATGAGGAAAGATCTCAGAGAAGCGGTTAAGGTGCTTATGGAGTTGAAAGTCAGACTGGAGGCGGAGATAAGGGAAGAGAAAGAGGAAAAAGAAGACGGGAAGAAACTACAACACCTGATGGGATGGTATTTGAAACTTTGGGACAACAGGCCTCCCGAGGCTTTAAGGTTTGTGGATTTCAAACACATTATTGGCAAGCACCTCAAAGAGCTAATGGAAATATACGAAAGAAATGGAGAAAGCATTGAGGATTTAAAACGAGATTACGAGGTTTTTAGAAACTCACGGAAGGATTGGAACGGAATATTGCAATTCCGCCAGAACCTACCAAATATCAAAAATGCCAAAGGAAGCGAGTGGAGTAGCGCCGAGAACCAGAGAGGCAAAGACTACTACCTGCGAGGCTGGGGCGATGAGGGAGAAAACAAGCTTTGGAGGAATGACGATGATGAAATCCCGTGGCTATCAAAATAAACAAAAACAAGAATGGAAGAAAAGGCTCCTCTTCAAAATTGCAAAAGAGGAGCTGGTAGAGGGCGTAAAGGAAGTCTTAGAGATCAAGACGATAAACAGCAACGACAGAATATACAAAATCGCCGTGCGGGTCAAAGACACAGAAGGAGAATACATTGTGCACGCCATTATCCAACTAATACCGCCAGCCAACAATAATGGCTACCCATGGAAGCTTATAGACTTGTGGTGGGAGGAGAAAACATGAAAAAGGTGTATAAAAGCATTGAAGAAGTAAAAGAAGTTTTCCCAAACAGCAAAATACACGAATATGAAAACTTCTTTATGGTTGAAGTCGGGAAAACGGTTAGCATCCTGCCAAAAGCCTTAAGCAAAGAGAAAATAGAACAAGTAATGAGAGAAAACGGCTTCCCAGCCAAATACCTAAGGATCGTCCTAAATGGAGTAAAAGAGACGGAAGCTGTTAGGAAAGTGAAGGAAATGCGAAAAAAAGGAGCAATCCTTGATGGCCCGCCCGGGGTAGGGAAATCTATCGCTTCAACTTGGAAAATTGCAAAGCTATTGCAAGTCCGGGAGATCTCCAACCCACTTTACATAAGCTGTATTTCGTTCCCGGACTTGAAAGAGTTGTATGCTAAATACAGGGAATACGATGCCTACCTTATAGATGACCTCATCGCCACCCTCCCACAGCCCAGACTTGAACTCATTATAGAAATTCTCTATTTTGCAGAATTGCAGGAGAGATACCTTTTTATCACTTCAAACAGTTTCACGGACCTTGCAAAAGGTCTACCGGAGGCGCTTCTTAGCAGGTTAAGAAGCTACTGTGAGTTCATCAAAATAAAAGAGAGTAGAGACCTCAGGCTTCAAAGCACCTCGTAGTTGTTCCGTCTGAGCAGAAACTCTATCAAGCTTTCCTTGTAAATCAACCAGCTCCCTCCCTTTCCTTTCTTTTCTTTCCGTGGGCTGAGTTTTATCGCAAAAATTTCCCCACGCTGACAGTAATAATGCACTAATCTCACAGAAACGCCCAAAAGCTTTGCTACCTCACTCGCTTTCAAAAATAGCCCGTCGTATTTTTCAAGTTCTTTCTCAATCTTCTTTACATCATCAAGGTCGTGTGCTAATCTCATCCCAAGTAAAAATATAAGCACTCATTGCTTCGCAAAATGCGAAAAGACTAAAAACCCTTAGTTCTATCTTTCCATACCATGCCCGAAGTGCGTAATATTCCGACGGACAGACTGAAGTGGCTGGATAGAGAGAGTGAGAGGGAGAAACTGCCCGAAGACTATTTCCTTGACCCGAAAAATCGCAGATACCCTTACAAAAACAAAGACGGTTCTATCAACTGCTACATGCTAAGAAGTGCTATAAGACTTGCTGGCATGCACGGAGAGGATAGCATCAAGGCAAAGGCTCAAGAGTTATACGACAAATACTGCGGAGGTGATAAGTAATGGAGGAAAGGCAAGAACAACAAACACAAGAACAAACCCAGACACAGCCAAAGACAGAGCAGAAAGTAGAAACCGTCAATGTGGAAGAGATCGTCAAAAAACACCTTGACGAACAAGCAAGGTATCTTGGCTTTGAAAGCTGGGATGACTTGCAAGCAAAGATTCTGGAAGAGAAGGGCAAGCTTTACGAGGCTTTAGAACAAGAGAGAAAGAAGGCTAAAGAGATAGAGAAGCAATACAAAGAACAACTCAAGCAACTGCAAAAAGAGAAAGAAGAACTGTTGATTGAATACAAAGTCAAGAGCAAGCTTGCAGATAAGGTAATAGACGCGGACAAGGCTTTGAAGCTACTGAAAGCAGAAAAGAGGATTGAGGTCAAGGACGACAAGGTGCTTATAGACGGCGAGGATGTGGATACTGCCATTGAGAAGTTTTTAAATGAAAATCCCTTCCTCGTCAAAGCTGTCAGCGGTTCTGGTTCTCCTCACGCCACAGAAAAAACAGAACCGCAAAGCCCCGAAGAACGCTTAAAACAAGCTCTGAGAAAACTTTTAGGAGGTGCATAAATGGCAAGAAAACCTAAAAAACCTAAAGGAGGTATGAAATGAGTGTTTTGAAGGTTTTGGCTGGCAGACTTTCGGCGGAGAGCACAGAAAGGGCAGTTATTGAGTATATGGCAGACAAGGATGAGCTGTTTGCCCTACTGCCCTTTACAAAAAGCGCCACAAATATCTACAGCTGGTATAGGACTGGCGATGTTCCTACCGCATCTGTTGTAGACCCATATGGAACCATCCCCGAGGTGGACACGGTTGGCACCGTCATGCAGAACAGGATTTCAATGATCGCTGCGGATGTGGTAGTCTACAACTTTGAAGCTACAGCGGTAGAACAGCTCGTGGACCGCGTGCTTGAGAAAACTCTTGCAGCATCGGAAGCAATCACAAGGGCTTTCAAAAGACTGTTCATCAGGGGAGACAGTGCAAACCCAAACGAGTTTGATGGTTTGGACAAGTTTGTAGACCCAAGTATGGTAGTTGATGCGGGTTCAGGCGGTGCTCCCATATCGTTCCAGCTACTTGACCAGCTGCTTGAAAAGTTCCCTCCTGGAGCAGAACCCACTGCAATCATAGTGCACCCAAGGACTTACCTTTCCATTAAAGCTTTGCTCAGAACTCTTTACGTCACTCCCGAACAAGTGATGTTGCCCAATTTCGGAAGACCCGTTTTGGCTTATAACGGTATCCCGATTTTGAAGAATGAATACATCCCTATCACCTCAGGGCTAACCTCCGTGTATGCGGTCAGGCTCGGTCAAACTGCAGTGCACGGCGTGTATATGGGAGACAACGCGGGTGTGGTGATAGAGGAGGTCGGAAAGGTTCAGGACAAGGATGCAAGGAAGTGGAGACTGAAGTGGTATGTGAGCATGGCAAGCAAGAACAAGTGGGACGTGGCTAAGATAATCAACATCAACAACTAATATGAAGAGAGTGAGAATTCCGTGGCAAGGAGATAGCGCCCTCTACTTTCCCGGAGGCGTTATACACTTTAAGGACGGCGTGTCTGTGGAACCCGTGCCTGAGCAACTCCTGAGGAGGCTTTTAGCCATATATGGTAATCAGATAGAGGTTATTGAAGATGAGGGTAGAACTGAAGATCAAGAAGCTCCCGCAGATACTTCAACGAGACGCAGTAGAAAAAAGCCTCAGGAGGGCAATAATGATAGCGGCTGAGACATATGTAAAAGACATCCATGACTGGATAGATGCAGGGCGGGCGTTCAAACCGCGCACAGGGAACTTGCAAAGGTCTATTACTTGGTATATGGCAACAGAGAACTCCGCACGTATAATAGCACAGGCGGATTATGCTAAGTATGTGGAGTTTGGCACTAAGCCACATACCATACTACCAAAAAGAAGGAAAGCCTTGAAAATTCCCACTCCCGAGGGCTACATCTTCAGAAAGAAAGTCAACCACCCGGGTAGCAAACCCTATCCATTCTTCTTTGCAAATTTGCAAGATAGAGCACGGAAGGTAGCTGTAGAGTTTATGAAAGCCTTGGAGGGCGTGATATGAGTTTTACTTTCATTACAAGCGCAGACTTTGCGGATGAACCCATAAGCCCAAGTGATACCGACATAAGCTTTGCTAATGTATATACAGAAAGAACATTAGCTTTGTATGGCGTCCAACCAGAGGATTTGAACTTTGCAGGGCTTGAGTGGGCAAGGGAATACGCAAAAATCGTAGCACTGAGAAGACTGTATCTGAGATTAGCTCAGTCTGAAGACAGCAAATACTACGAAAAGTCTGATATGTATCTCAAGATGCAAAACGAACTACAGAACCTTTTTAACAGAAAGACGATGACCACCACCGGAACAAACCCTCAAAGCTACGAGGTGAAGAGGGCATGAGGCTTCTGGATTTGTATGCTGAACTGAACGGATTATTTCCAGACTACACCCACACCCTCGGCTACAAAAACCCAGAAGAACTCAGGGCAGATGTTCAAAAACTTATGAGTGTGTTCTTAGAGAGAGAACAGATAGACAGAAACGGCGCAGTCTCAAGCTTTGTTATCATCGTAGCACACAAAAAGAAGCTTTCTCAGTTTGACGAGTTTCAGTCCGAGGTTGATGCAATTTTGCAGAAGCTTTACAGCAAGCTACCCCTTACAGATTTCACTGTTGAGTATGCGAACAACGATATCTATTTATTTGCCCTGATAAGAGCGCAAGCCAAAAGGAGGGTGCTATGAGCTACGAGTATAGACCGTTAAGCCAAGAGACGCTGAGGAGAATAATAAGAACGAGGGCGATAACTGTGAACGGTAGAGTGCAAATAAACCTTGACCCAGAAGCAAGATGGGTAATCATTCAGAATGTCTCTGATGCAGAGGTCTATGTCGGAAACAGTGCAGTAGATAACACGAACGGATTTAAGCTTTCTCCGGGGGACAGCATCTCTTTTAACTTCCTGCCCGGCTTCGAGGTTTACGTGTATGCAAACAACAAAGAAATCAGAGTTATGGAGGTGGAATAAATGAGACACAAGCTTTTGAGAGTTTTTAGAAAACTAATAATGCCAGAGGCGGAACTGCTTATCGTAGGAAGCAAGCTTTATGCAAAGAAAATAACGAAGGATGGAGAGGAAATTGATTACGGGCTACAAAGCCAAAAGCTCATCACAAACAGGGGAATGATCACGCTTCTGAAGGCGCTTGGGGCGTTTTATAACGACGACAATAACTTTTCAAGATCACAAACATGGGGTATAGCCCTCGGGCACACCTCTGGAACAGGGACAAATCCTGAAAGCTTTACAGATACTGCGTTACAGTCTCCGATACAAACAACTCCTGTATTTCCTTCTGTTTACAACTATTTCTTTGACACGACAAGCCAAACATACAGACTGCGTTCTATTGCTACGCTTTCATACTCCGCACCAGCTACTGTTTCTGAACATGCGGTGTGGAGTTATAACTCATATGTGGGGGCTTGGCACTTCTTTGATCGCTCAGTGCTTGCTACTCCAATTGCAGTCTCTACTGGGGATACTATCACTTTTACTTACATATTAGAGATCTCAAGAGCATAGAAGGAGGTGTGAATATGCAGTATGTGTTTGTGATTGAGAACAATCAAGTAAAAGATGCTTACGAGTTTCGTCTTGAAGAAGGCTTTATGATAAGAAAAGAAGAGTGGGTGGGCGTTGCGGCGGAAGAGATAGAAGAAAAGCTTAAAACTCGGTTCAAAAGCGTAAGCAAAATCAGAGAGATCGGGAACGAAATAGTCTACGAGGTGAAGTGATGGCAAACTAC